ACCTGAGAGGTAAGCTGTGTCGTTAGGAAATAAGATAACTTCTTTGTTCATAATTAAAATATTACGTCTATACCATTAAATTCAATAAATGAGATATTTCTAATCTTACGAAACTCACCACTATCAAGAAATTTTATATTTCTAGTGCGTGAGCTGTTGTGCGATGAAGTGCATATACAGTTGTTACCGGAAAGAATTGCGCCATTTAAAGTGACCGCTTTGAATGAGAATGGCACAAGTTCGCCATTTTGGTCTTTCTTTTCGGTAAGGATATTAAGTTTAGAAATATGAATCATGCTGCAATAATAAAAACCTTGTTTTGTATTGTAAAGGACAATAAAAGCGGCGAACAAAAAAAAGGGGCATTTAGCCCCTTTTAATTAAGTATCGAGTACGAAGTGAGATTCGCAAAATTCTTCAACTGTTTCAAGTTGGCAGAATTTAGGGATTTTATGTTTATCCGGAATAGGTGTTGCTGAATCCATTTCGATACAGCAATTCATATGAGCAATGTATTTTGGACATTGCTGGCAGCAGGATATTTCTAATATTCTTTTTTTCTTCATGATAATGTTGAATTAATGTAGTATATTTTAAAGTAAGTGAATATGAATAAGATTAATAAGTTCCTGGTCATCATCAAGATTAGCGCATCTTAAAATTTCAACAATATCTTGTTTGAAGTATGAATTATCGAATAGCCATTTCATAGATTTGCCTGTTTCTTCAGAATAGTAATAAAAATCACGAGAAGAAAACAGATCAGTAGTAGAATCAAGATATTCATCTATCATTAATTCACGATGACGTTTATCTCTTTTGTGTTGAGCAATTGAATCAGCTTGTGCTTGATTCCATTCAATTGTGTTATTGTAACTCATAGTTTTAAGTTTTAAGAAAAGCCCTAGTCGCAAATTGTTTTTCACAATTTCACCAGGGCTTTTCATGTTTAAATTATAATTTAAGATTTGGATAAAACATTAATATTAAATTTTTAACACTTGTTTCATTAGGAATATTAATAATAGGGTGGTTAAATCCGTTTAATTCACCAATAGTTCCTTGTGCAAATTCATTATTATTTATATTTCTGTTAATTCTTGACAAGGTTGAATTTGATTCTTTTGATAAATCAGGAGAAAATTCAAAGAAATAATGTGGTAATTGTTTCTTTTCATCATCGCGCAAATCCCATTCTGGGTGATTAATCCAAATAGATGTATGTGCACCAAGACCAAAAGGTCCATATATTTCATATACAAATCTATCAGGAAAATATTGAAGCATTTCTTTTGCAATGTTTTCAATGATTAGTTTAGTCCAATGTGGGAAAGGAATTTTATATTTTCTATCCTTTGCACGTATAATGCTTTTTTCAGCAGTTAATATTTTTGCATTATTCTTTGCAATAATATTATCTTCTACTAATTGTTTCTCTTTATATACAGAATATGCATTATCATATATTTCTGTAAAATTTCTTATATTTTTCATTGTTTTAAGTTTTTAATATTATTAATAAATGTTTTGCCAATAGATAAGCATGTAATAGATTTTGGATTTAATTCATATAATAATGATGCAATAGTTTTAAATGTTTTTCCGGTAGAAGAAACATCATCAAGAAGAAGTATATTATATGAAGTAATGTCGCCATCTGCTCGAATTGATTTTTTTAGCAATTTGATATTTCTATAACCAGATGCACAGAATGAAGGTGTTGAAAATACTTTTTTTAGAGTATTAGAACCATTAAATAAATGTGAAGCAACATCGCAAAGTAAGGGAGTGATCTTTGTAATAGTATTAATTTTATTTTTATTACAAGATGGGATTGGAATAAGTAAAGTATTATTAAATATATTAGTAAGTAAATACTTTTCAATCATAGGTAATATTATAGAAATTGAATTTTGATCTCCAAGTTTAAATTTTCTAAGGAGGTCGGAATTACAATCTTTAAGTCCAGATAATTTAGTATGATAAGTGAATAGATAATCTGAAACCATATTGTATTTAATTAATAAGTTAATTTCATCTATATTATACATAGTTTAAAGTTTTAAGAAAAGCCCTAGTCGCAAATTGTTTTTCACAATTTCACCAGGGCTTTTCGTGTTTAATTATTTATTAAATTCATTTTTATACCAATCATTTATAAAGGTTGCAAGTTTGCTTCTGTTATCATCTGTCAATTCAGAATAAAAGTTCATAACAGCATTAGCACTTGCATAACCTTCATGATGGCATTGACCAATGAATTTACTTTTAAAATGATTGATTAAATGCTCATTATCTTTCCATGTTCTTTCAATGAAATTGGAAGGAACATTGTAGATAAAAGCAAATGTTGCCATTACCGCATTAGTTTTTTTACACATAATAGTAATGCACCATGCCTTTGGTGACTGACTTATATGGCTTCAAGCACGCCAGTTTAAATAAAGCAAGTTTAATTGAGTAGAAGAAACTATTGTCAAGGGGTGTATGTCAGTTTTTATTTTCAAAAACTGAACAAATGCGAAGCAAAATTTCCCACCAGTAAGGAAATTTCCCCTTTACATTGTTGAAGCTGCGAGATAACTTTGCTTTTTTAAACTGTAAGTAGCAGCTCGTCAGAGTAGCTCGTTAAGTGGTATTTGTTTATTTGTTTGTTTTTTTTAGCAAAAGAGCATAAAAAAAGGGCAAAAGCCCTTAATTTTAAGTGTTGCGAAGATTTTATTCTTCGTCTTTTTTGTAAGGAACGTGCTCAACAACAGTGTGTGTTTGTTTGAACTGGTTTTCATTTCTTAAAGGAAGAACATCAACTGTGATATATTTGTTTCCTTTGAATTTGTTTTTTGTAAGTTTTAACAGGTCTGCCCATCTCATTGTTACTCTAATTGTTTCACCGATTTTCTTACCGTTTCCTAAAAAATTTGTTTCTTTTGACATGACTTTAAGTTTTTATTAGTTAAAAATTAATTACGATGCCAACAATGTTAATTTTTGGGTTCATGCAACACCAAGGCATTTTCGCCTTGTTTATATAGTGTTGTTTGAAGTTAAAAAAATTGATAAACATTTGCAGAGGACATTCTTTTGCCAACCATCAAAACACAGTCAGAAGAAACATTTTAGGAAACGGGAAGATCGGAAATACTATGTAACAATGTGGTGGGTAGATCCATAAAACCAAAAAATATCAAAGTATATATCAGAGGTTTTTCCTATTAAGTATCCAGGTTCTATTCACGATGAAGTTGAGTGTTCCATAAAAAAGATATTTAAAAATAACACTATTAAGGGATTTTGTATTTATAGGGGTGCGCTGGTTGCGCGTTGTTTTCTTATTTGAGTACGAGCATAAAAAAAAGCCAGTCTGCAAAGCAGACCGGCTTAGTTTTTATAAATTATAGGCAATTTTAAATTGTTGAAATTCAAAATCAAGTTGTTCTGGATTTTCAATTTGCATTTGTTGAACATAACCTATAAAATAAATACCTTCAATAAAATCAATAAATGAATCTAACATGTAAGTTACCCATGCCTTTGGGATTTATATTGGCATCAGGCTCGCCGTTTATAATGGCAAAAACCAACATTAAGGGCTGAAATTACAAGTCAAGGGCGAATATTTTCATTCGTTTATATACCCTTTACTTATTGAAGCCGTATGTAATTTTGACTATTAAAAACAGTGAGTTATACTACTCTTTCCGATCTTCTTTTTGTTATTAGGGAATATGAGCACAAAAAAAAGCCTAGTCCACATTTTCGTGGACCAGGCTTTTATTATTTACTTCAAGTTTGAAGCTTCAACGAAGTAGTGTAGATAATTACCAGTTTCGGAATTACAATTGTAATATTCAACTTCATTTGTGAATTGATCAAATGTTCGCTCATCTATATTTTCAGTTGAGAAAGGCGAAGTCCATTGAGAAATCAAACGTAGTTTGCAAGGATTAACAAATATTTCAATTCCTTTTTTGAAAAGTTTTTCTGCTTTCCTTTTATTTATTTGCTTAAGCACTTTTTGGTTAAGTACTATTTGACAATTTTTATAAATCATAGTTGTAAGTTTTAAGTGAATAAAATTGTTTCTTTAGTTTTATTTAATTGAATTGTGTTGAAATACGACCTTTTAACGGAGTAGTAAAAGAGTGAATTTTTAGGATTGTCCAAATTGTAGGTAGTTTTAATATCTTCAAGAAATTGATTTTTAGATTTCTTTTCGTTAGTAACTAAATGTGAGAAGTTCAGTATTTGATCTTGAAACAGATAGTCAATATGAAGGTCTTTATAATTAAGATATTCAACCACCATTGCCATTGTAATAGTTACGCAGGGTGGTTCTTCCATTCCTCGTATAATATCAAGTTGTCTAAAGCGCAAATAATTGTTATGAGAATAATCACCTTCGATTAGCTCAAGTGTTTCGCCTTTAGAAATTCTAATTCCAAACATTGTTTCAAATGATTTATTAGGTATGTATTGCATATTTATTAGTTTTTAAAATTATTAGAACCAAAACATTTAAGCCATTCATTAGGAGTAATTCCACTTTTAATGAATTCACGTTCTCCTAGTGATAAGTGTGGTAAGACATTCTGAATCATTTCACCTTCAGAAATTCTTAGTAAATCATTTTTGGTTATCTGAATATCCAAAGTGTTTACTTTTGATGTTAATTGTGATTTTTTAGTAATTTTCATTGTTTTATGTTTTAAGAAAAACCCTAGCAGTAAATTGTATTTCACAATTTCGCCAGGGCTTTTCATGTTTAAATTATAGATTTTGTTGGTTTTTAATATTAATAAGCCATTGACCAGCAAAATCAGCATGATCATTTTGGATTCTTTTATTTAGTTTCCATGTACCATTATCAATATATATTCCTTCTTGGTAAGATCTATAATCCTGGTAAGTCATTGCCCAAATATACATTCCATCAACTTGACTAACTGCAAATGTCATATCAGGATCAGGAACCAGATCGCCATTTTGTTTGTAGTAATGAGCCAGGCTATATACAATTACTTTTCTGCCGGCTAGATCCATTTCAGATCCTAGTTGTTCAATTGATAAAGGCATAAATGAACCTTCAGTATTATCAATTTTTAGGTGTTGTTCACCATTCATTAGGGCTATCATGTTATTAAACACTTTTGCCGCTTTTTGATTAATTTTTTTCATCATAAAAAGTTTTATTGATACGGTTAAAGCTGTCCACGTATCATTCAGCATAATAATTAATTAATAACAGGCTGTTTAGTGGAATTATTTTCAATTTCTTCAGATCCCCATAAATCGCGAATTTCATTCATTGAAAATTGTGTTTTGCTTGTTTTGCGATAATTTGTAGCATGCCAGTACCAGGCAGTTTTATTGCGACTGAATTTGAAAGCAAGCCCCTTTATTTCAGATTTAAAAGGATATGTATTGCCGGTTATCCAAATCCAGCCACCAATAACTTCAATTTTAAGGTTTTCAAGATCCAGATTAAGCAATTCATTAATCTTGTTTTGAAGTTCTTCAGAAACTTGTGTTTCATAAACTTTTCTTGAATCTGAGAAGTCAGCATTACCGTTAATCAATTTTTCAGAATATTCTTCATATTCATTATTGATTAATTTCATGGTTTCTTCATCACCACCACGATCAGGGTGAAATTTTAAAGCTAGTTGGTAATAAATCTTTCGTAATTCCGAAAGATCTTTAACATTATTAAAATATTTCATATAGTTACACCATGCCTTTGGTGACTAACATATTGGCATCAAGCACGCCGTTTAGAAAAAAAACAAGGTAGCACCGAAACAAAATAAATGTTGTCAACGGGGTGTATGTCAGTTTTTACTTTCAAAAACTGAACAAATGCGAAGCAAAATTTCCCATCAGTAAGGAAATTTCCCCTTTACAAATTTATGTGTTGCAGGTATCTTTGCTACCGGAAAGTGTTTCTGAACGGATTGCTTGACGTAAGATAAGATATGTGAGAAAGCTTGTAATAAAAATTATGGTGGAACAACAAATAAATGTTCCCGCATTTCAGGGGTTATTTCTTTGGCAGGATCACCTAATTTTACGGAATCAAATTTTTCAAGCGGCTAAATATATTTTTACATTTTTCAAAAAATATATTTAGTTAAGCGGTAAGAAAAATATTATTCATTACAAGCTTTTGAACTCCGATTTGCCTTTTCATTTCTTTTTGTTTCTTTTTCTTTACCACAGAAAAAGAAAAATTATGATAGTCAGGAAAAATCACTTGTAAAAGTTATTTTAGTTTCTTTTTTTGCTTCTTTGTTTCTTTATTTAAAGAAAAAAAGAAGTTTTTCGTTTTTTTCGTTTATTTAAAATTACATTTTTTTGTAATTTAGTTAAGAGGGGGATTTAAAAAGGGGTGCAACCCTTTTTTTCATACGAAGTATCCCGCACCGCTCTATGGAGAAAACGTAAAAACAAAATAAAAAAAAAGAAGTAATATGCCAAGCATTGTGATAAATTCACAATAAACAATATAGTGATGGCAGCACCAATCGAAAATTCGCCCTAACAATAGCATCATTGTGAGGCTTTTGCCGAAACACTGATTCCGATTTCATTTAATGAAACCATATTCCCTTTATCGGGAAGATGGTTCTTTATGTATTGCGAATATGAACGAAGTGAAAGCAATTATTGTATGATTCGGTTATTGAATTTATTTATAATTCAATATCATACTCTTTGTTTCAAAAGTGTATGAAATACGCCCCGGGATATGTTCATTGGTAGCGTTTGCGGACAATGATTATATACCTAAAACATATCTATCATAGTCTTTGTTTCAAAAGTCTATGATTCATATTATTTAGTCTAAGGGTAGCAATAACGAATGACGTAAGGAATTGAGGGGTTGCTGTAATGAAATGGAAGCATACCGAAAGATCCTGGAGGAATAGGTTTGCTACTCTTTAAGCGACTATTAAATAAAAGTAAGCACTCTTTGTTTCAAAAGTGTGCGGTATTCCTATTAATTAGATGAGTGTATTTGTTTCAATAAGTAAATGCAATGCAGTCAGAAGTCAGCACAATAATTTCATTGTGTGCTTCTGGGTAAATGGAATGCACGTTTGAAACTAATACCGAGATCATTTGCATAAAGGATTGCAACGGCATCCTTTTGTTAGCAAAAGATATAGTGTAAAGCCTGACCGTTTGCGGTTATGCCATAATAATATTAAAGGAATTGATTACCCATATTGATAGTATTAAGTACATCAACTCTATAAAAGTTACAACCAATAAAGAGATTATCCCACGCATCAGTACCATCAGTCCTAAGCTCAAGCGGATCTTCATCACTTTCAGCCAACTTCTCCCCCGACTTATCCTTCTCGAATCCATTACGACCAATCTTAATACCAGCCTGTTCAAGTGAAGGCAGAAGAAACTCATTGTTATTTCTATTGAATGTAGGGAATAGATATTTCTTTCCAGTTAGAGCATCATTAATATACTGGTGTTTAAGAGAATGGCGCAAAGGTTTTCCAGTATAAACAGCTTCAACAAACCAGTTTCTTTTACGAAGTTCATGCATAACAATATCAGCAAAAGTTTCAGTATCACTAGCATAAGCACCTTGCAGAGCAGTTTCATCATAGTAAAAAATCACTTGCTTAATAGGGTGAACATGGTAATAGTCGCACCAATCGTTAATCAACTCCCTAAGTTTTCTATCATTCTTCACGAACATAGATTTAAGCGTTCTCATTTCCTCATTAACAATCTGACCAGTCACAACCCAATTGATATTAGCATTATAATCGAGGGCAATCATAAGCGGTTGAGCAGTATCAATATCAGAATCTTGCAGATAAGAATAAGTAGTAACCCTATTAATATCTAGTGAACCATGATCAGTACGAAGATTATTCAGATAAGAATTATTAAAAGCATCATAGTAATGTAATTTAGCATCAAGATTAGCATAAAAGCCATCAACCAATTTAGTAATTCTCTTATTCAAAATAGATGTAAGGAAAACCATCGGAGTAAGTTCACGTTTCATCTTCTTAATATACGATTCACCAAGCAATTCAAGATTATCAATAGCATCAAATTCACGATAGTAATGCAGATTTTTGCGAAAGAAAGCAAGATTATGTTGCAGCACATTCCTTTCAGTAGCGGCTCTAAGATGTGTAATGTTCTGAATCTTCATTAACCTTTTTCTAGTCTGAACAAGAGTAGAAAGTAGATCAACATCCATTTGAGATTTACGTTTCAGCAGCCATTCACCTTTTTTACCATGAGGCATATCCGAAACGATGGTAATACCTTTATGCCAGGGGCAATCTTTAAAATATCCAATCATACCACTAACAGCAGGCACCACTTCATCAAAGAATTTATCAGGATTAATACTTCTTCCTTCATCGACCTTTAGAGAATCTAAAGTGAGCGAGTTAGCAGAGAATTTCACATCTTGTGAAAGTATATGATAAATCGAGCCATTGTACCAGTGCATTACATGATCCCAGTTTTGGGGCTCTATGTAGGGAACTGCAAAACCCAGAGATTTGGGAGCTTTACGACCAATAAAAAAATGTCTTTCATTATGGTAGCCCATTCTTTTAAGCGAAGCAACAGCAGCAGGCAAAGTTCTTGACAATGCTTGCTGAAAGGTAGCAGCATAAATTGCTCCGGCACTTCTTGGCATATGTTGAGCATCACGAAGAAGGCGAGGTGCAATAATACCATCAGATTTACCAAAACGCCTTGCGGCAATTATAGTTTCTGAATTTGCGCCAATGGCTAACAATTCACGTTGTCCGGAGTTAAAATAAAGTCTATTATTTTTCTTCATTTATTACATCTATATCTTCAATGGCAGTAGAACCGTATTTGATTCTCATTTCTTTTTGTTTAGCAGCAAGATCAGGAATAGGTTCAAGCCCCAGTATTTGTACATCATCGGAGATAATCCAATTCTGCGGAACAATTTCATCATATGGAATTTTCAAAGTATCTTCCTTATCGAGTTGGGTATATTTTCCAAGTCGATCAGCAGCAAGTATAATTGCTTTAGCATCCTTTTTACGTTCAGCAATTTCATAAGCACGATCAAGCATTGCTATAACCTTATATCTCTGCCATTGTTTACTTGCATTTCGAACATTACCAAGCAGAAGTTTAACATCATTCATATATTTATGAGCAGCAGAATCAGCAACACCAATTTCAGTTTTGATGAAGTTGAATATTTTCCTATCACTTAAAGTAGGCTTATCAATCCAGTAAGAAAAGATTTTAGAATAATGCGTTTTTAATCTAAGTTCGGTTTTTGTAAGCTTATGATAAAATGGGATTTTATCTACTTCTTCAAACAAATATAATTGTATTTTCTCGAAGGAGTTTAGTTTATCAGGATATGGAATAAGGTTAGTCGTCGATTTCGTCATAATATTGTTCATCTAAAAATTTAATAGCAAGCATTTCAGCTTGTGGGCTGCCTTGTGTAGCCATTTTTAGAATTGGTTTTCTAAGTTCATGTTTTCTTTTAATTCTACCGGACTGGTAAGCAATTCTAAGAGGTGAATTTTCATCATCAAATATTAATTTAAAATCCACAGGTTTTACATTCATATAAAATGCAATATCCTTCCATGACAGTAGGTCAAAAGCCAACTCATTTATTTTAATGAGTTCATCTTCATTAGGGTTGTATATCAAATGTGAAGTCGATTCCATCAGCGATAGCATTAGTTAGGTGAGTAAAATATTCATCATAAAGAGAATGAACAGTAATAATTACCCCGGCTTCTTTTCTTGGGTTGGGTGTCATGTTTGCAGAGCCAACAACAGCCAACTTCCAATTATCATTTTCAATTAAAATTACTTTCGAATGATTAGGAGCTAGCTTAATATTATTTGCAATATTATTAGCGAAGTAAAGTAATTGGACTTTATTCTTTTTGATAGTATAGTCAAAAAGGCAATGAAGTTCGGTTATCATTTTAGCTTCAATACCAGTATTGAATGCTCTAATGGAAGCTTCAGAAATAGAAAATGTACTCAGGTACACTTTAGCAGGACCGGTAACAGATAAAAGGTAAGTAAGCAATTCGTACATCGCCCATTTGCCATCACTCCAAAAAGCTTTAACAGTATCTTGATGAATATCACCAACATCTTTTTTAAGATCCTTATTAACGAAATATGTAAATTCAGTATTCATGCCCTAAGATTTATATTGTACATTGAAAGCTTCTAATTCTTTCATTCGTTTATTAAGTTGTTCTTGTTTTTTAAACTTCTTATTTTGTTGTTTCAGAGATTTAGAAGGCATCAAAGGAATAGATATCAAAGCACGTTTGATAAATATTTGATTGGCAGCAATTCTTTTCTGATCAGCTATAGCTTTAGCGACAGCAAGGTCAGAATTTGAAACAGTAGGCACTTCTAATTTTTCTTTCCAAGTGTCTACTTGTTTCCACGAATCTTTAGCAAAATCATCAAGATATGCAATATCTTGAATTATCTTTTTGCGCTTAGAATTGTTTTTAGCATCAGGATCTATTGCTTTTAGATTAGCATGTAGTGAACGTAGTTCGCGCATGGAATCTGCAATAGACATGAATATTGTTTTCTTTTCTAGGAAAAGAGTTTCATCATTATTAAACAGGACCTTATCATCAAAAGTCATATCAGAATAATTCAGAGTAAGGAGTTTATTAATGTATTGTTTATTCGAGCGAAGCGATGAATGGTCAATGGGCTTTACAGAAGTAGTTTTTTCTAACTTCTTCTGTGAAGTCAGCTTTTGCACTCTTAGCGGTTGTTGCTTTTCAACAACAATCAATTCAGGTTGCG